CGGGAGATTGAGATGCAAAAGATAACTGCGAAGGACATTATCAAGGCAGTAGAGAAAATGAAGGAAATTCCTGTGCATAGCCACTACATCTTTTTGACTGATTGGGTAACACCCCATGTATCAGAAGAGGAGTGCATCAAATACTTCGCAGACAACTGTTCTGTTGTGGTGTATGACAGCAAGGGTTGCGCGTGGCACAAAGGGGAAAAGATATATATGGGTATGCGTATGGAACTGATTTAGGGGAGGCTTAGGCCTCCTCTTTTTTTATGCAATTTTTATGCCGTAGGGGGGGCTACCTATTGAAGATTTATCTTTGATACCATATTGCCATAACGATTGGAGGGAGGCTTATGGCTGACTGGAAGAAGATCAAAACAGAATACATAACCACGGATACCAGTTACCGTAAGCTGGCCCAGAAGCATGGCGTTCATTACAATGCCATAGCCAACAGGGCAAAGCAGGAAGGGTGGATATCACAACGCAATCAGTACTGTGATAAGACTATGACAAACACCCTCGATGCCATTAGCAACAAGCAGGTGGACAGAGCAACCAATTTAATTGCTGTGTCTGACTTGCTGCTTGAGAAGGTTAAAAGCCTCTTAGAGAGCGATGCAGAGGTCCTTGCAGATACACAGAGTATGAAGCACATCTCCGGCGTACTCAAGGACATCAAGGAAGTACAGATGATTCGCTCTGATGCTGATATGAGAGAGCAGGAGGCTCGTATTGCTAACCTGAGAAAGCAGGCTGAGAAGGATGAGAACCAGAGCAAGGATGTGACAATCACCATTGAGGGAGGCGATCCGAAATGGCAGTCATAAACATCCCTGAGCCTAATGAGAAGCAGAAGCTCTTCCTTGCGGATCAGCATCGCCATGTAGCCTATGGAGGCGCAAGAGGTGGCGGCAAGAGCTGGGCGGTAAGAGTAAAGGCTATCCTGCTGTGTATGAGATGGCCTGGCATTAAGATCCTGATAGTCCGTAAGACATACAAGGAACTTACAAACAACCACATTGTACCCCTGCAGCAGATGCTTCCACAGGAGGTAGCAAGGTACAACAAGACCGAGAAAGTATTTACCTTCTGCAATGGATCTACCATATGGTTTGGCTACTGCAACAACGATGCTGACTTAGACCAATACCAGGGTGCTGAATATGATGTCATCTTCTTCGATGAGGCTACACAGCTTCAGGAGCAATGGCTAAAGAAGATTAACCTTGCAGTCCGTCAGCCAAATGGACTACCTAAGAGGACCTATTACACCTGCAACCCCGGCGGTGCTTCCCATAACTACATCAAGAGGCTTTTCATTGAGCGCAGATATGAGGAGGCTGAGATCCCTGAGAACTACAGTTTTACACAGGCTCTGGTGACGGATAACAAGGTACTGATGGAGATGTCCCCCGAATATAAGGCTGAGCTTGAAGCATTGCCTCCTAAATTGAGAGAGGCTTGGCTGTATGGCTCTTGGGATATCTTTGAAGGCCAATTCTTTGAGGACTTTATGGATATGCCTGACCACTATGCTGACCGGCAATGGACGCATGTCATTGATCCCTTTGAGATCCCTGATGGGTGGAAGATATACCGATCCTTCGACTGGGGGTACAATAAACCATTTAGCTGTGGCTGGTGGGCTGTGGACTATGATGGCGTGGTCTATCGGATACTGGAGCTGTATGGCTGTAACAAGACACCCAATGAAGGTGTGAAGTGGACTCCTCCACAGGTGTTTGCTGAGATCCACCGCATTGAGACTGAGCATAGATGGCTCAAGGGCAAAAAGATTGTAGGTATCGCTGACCCTGCCATATGGGATGCAGAGACCGGCGAAAGTATAGCAGATGTGGCTGCAAAGCATCAGGTGTTCTTCACACCCGGTGACCACAAGAGAATCCCCGGCTGGATGCAGATGCATTACAGGTTCGCATTTGATGAGAACGGATTTCCTATGATGTATGTCTTCTCTAACTGCAAGGCATTCATCCGTACCATTCCTCTTTTGCAGTATGACGAGCATAAGCCAGAGGATCTGGACACGGATGGAGAAGACCATGTGGCTGATGAGGTTCGATACTTCTGTATGTCGAGGCCCATCAAGCCCAGAGTGGCTATTGCACCTGATAAGTACAACGAGACTCCTATGGCAATGTTCTTGGACATCCCCAAGGAGAACATCACAGCGGCCCAAAGAAGGCCGAGAATGGAGATAATCGATGGATAAGAAGAGACAGAAGATTCCTGAGGAGGAGACTCAGGCACAAATCCCTGTTGAGGAGCAGATGGCGCGTAGACAGTCTGCACCTCGTCCTACACCACAGAGTGAACATGCAAAGATGCAGATGGCACAGATGCAAGCCCCCCAGCAGGCTCCTATGGGTGCTATGGATGGCTTCAAGGCTCTGGCACAGGTGATTGGCAGAGAGCAGGTGCAGGCAGCACAGCAGACTCTCAACAAGTACAAGGAAGGCAAAGCCAACCTTGAGCGCAGGATCGTGGAGAATGAGCAGTGGTTCAAGCTCCGTCACTGGGAGTGTATGAGAAAGAGCGAGACAAACCCTGTTGAGCCTTCTTCCGGCTGGCTGTTCAACTCCATTGCCAACAAACACGCTGATGCGATGGACAACTTCCCATCCCCCAATGTCCTTCCCAGAGAGGAAAGTGACAAGGGCGAGGCTGAGATGCTTTCCTCCATCCTGCCTGTGATCCTTGAGCAGAATGAGTTTGAGGAGACATACGACAATGTGTGGGACTACAAGCTCAAGGCAGGCACCGGCATCTATGGTGTGTTCTGGGATAAGGAGAAGATGAACGGCCTCGGTGACATCACTGTCCGCAAGGTGGATATCATCAACCTGTTCTGGGAGAGTGGCATCACCGACATTCAGAGATCTCGCAACCTGTTCCATGTAGAACTGATGGACAATGACCTTCTGTTGGGCGCATATCCCCAACTGGAAGGTAAGTTGAGCAATTCCACGATGGATATCAGCAAGTACATCTACGATGATACTGTGGACACCAACAACAAGTCTGCGGTGGTGGACTGGTACTACAAGAAGAGACAGAACGGCAAAGTGGTCCTGCACTACTGCAAGTATGTGAACGATGAGGTCCTGTTCGCTACGGAGAATGACCCTGCTTTCGCTGAGCGTGGCTGGTATGACCACGGCCTGTATCCCTTTGTGTTTGATCCCCTGTTCTCGGTAGAAGGCACTCCCTGTGGCTTTGGCTACATCGATGTAGGTAAGAGCGCACAGGAGTACATCGACAGAGGCAATCAGGCCGTTATGCAGAATATGCTGGCCAATGTAAAGCCCCGGCACTTCATCCGTGATGATGGCTCTGTGAATGAGGAAGAGTATGCAGACCTTTCTAAGGACTTTATCCATGTCAATGGCAATCTGGGTCAGGACAGCATCCTCCCTGTGCAGGGCAAGCCTCTGAACGATATCTATGTGCAGGTAATCAACAACAAGGTGGACGAACTGAAGGAGGTTACCGGCAACAGAGACATCTCCACAGGCGGTACTACCTCTGGTGTAACGGCGGCTTCTGCCATTGCTGCTATGCAGGAGGCAGGCTCCAAACTCTCCAGAGATAATAACAAGGCTTCCTACAGAGCGTTCCGTAAGGTTTGCCTGATGGTCATCGAGCTGATTCGTCAGTTCTATGACATTCCCAGATGCTTCCGCATTATGGGTGAGAACGGCGCAGCACGATTCGTGGAGTATTCCAACGCAGGCATCTCTCCCCAGTTCCAAGGTGTGGAGATGGGCGTGGATATGGGCTATCGTGTTCCTCTGTTTGACATTGAGATCACCGCGCAGAAGCAGAGTCCCTACTCCAAGATGAGTCAGAACGAGCTGGCGCTTCAGTTCTTCGGCACAGGCTTCTTCAATCCTCAGATGGCTGATCAGGCGCTGGCCTGCCTGGATATGATGGACTTCGACAGAAAGCAGTTCATTATGCAGAAGATTGCCCAGAACGGCGGTATGTATCAGCAGATGCTTATGATGCAACAGCAGATGCTTCAGATGGCACAGATGATGGATCAGGCAATGGGTACGAACTATGCCCAGCAGTTGGCTGCCAGTTTCGGTGGACAGGCTCCTGCTCCTATGATGGGCGGACAGGCTTCCGGCAATGTAGAGGAGACTGAAGCGTTGGGTGGCAACGAGAAGAGCGAAGCATCCAATACCAAGAAGGCTCGCGAGAGAGTGGCTCAGTCCACAGATCCTACATAAGGGGGTGAGGGAATGATTCAAGCAGAATTCTTTACTAACAAAGAGTCTGGAAGCATCACCCTGAAACTCACAGGCCACGCAGGACAGGCTGAACCGGGCAAGGACATTGTATGTTCGGCTGCTTCTATCCTTGCCTACACAGTGGCTCAGGCTCTCCAGTTTATGTATGAGGAGGGTGGCCTCAAGAAGAAGCCCCACCTCAAACTGGAAAGTGGCGATACCATCATCGTTGCAAAGCCCAAGGAAGACACCTACGCAGAGGCTCTGCACACATTTTTTGTGGCGCAGGTGGGCTACCATCTGCTGGCACACAATTATCCCCAGTATGTCACGCTTGTGTCATTTGGCGACAGTAATGACTAAGCGATGCATAAATAAAAGAATCGTCCACTTTACGGACAGAAAGGACAACTATATGAAATTAAATTCTATCATCCCTATGCTTAATCTCCAGCTCTTTGCAGAAGGAGCCGGTGACGGTGGCACAGCAGAGGGACAGGGCGTAACAGAGGCAGCCGCCTTGCCTCAGACTAAGGGCGAAAAGAATAATCCTCTGGCGAGTGTCAAGTATGGCATTCAGGAGGAAGAAGCACCTGCCGCCGAGGTGCAGACAGAGACCGTAGCACAGCCGGACCGCAATGCCGAGTTCGAGAAACTCATCAAGGGCGAATACAAGGATCTGTACGATGCCAAGATGCAGGACACCATTCAGAAGAGACTCAAGGGTCAAAAGGATACCGTTGACAAGTACAACGCTCTCCAGCCTGTCCTTGAGATTCTGGGCAAGAAGCATGGTGTGGACGCAACAGACATCGAAGCCTTGACGAAAGCCATCGAGGAGGATGACTCCTATTTTGAGGATGAGGCTCTTGAAAGGGGTATGTCGGTTCAGCAACTCAAAGAGGTCAAGAAGATGGAGCGTGAGAACGCTGAACTGAAGGCTCAAATGGAAGAAGCACAGAGACAGGAGAACGGCAAGAAGTTGTATGCCGCCTGGATGCAACAAGCCGATGAAGCCAAGAAGGTTTATCCCTCTTTTGACCTGAGAGCCGAGATGAACAATCCCAAGTTTGTGGATCTGCTCCGAAGCAACATTGATGTGAGAACTGCGTACGAGGTTCTCCACAAGGATGAGATCATTCCTGCGGCAATGCAGTTCACTGCACAGACCGTGGAGTCTAAACTCGCCAAGAAGATTGCTTCCAACGGTGCAAGACCCTCCGAAAACGGGATGGCCTCTCAGAGCGCTGCGGTAGTTAAGAGCGATGTGTCACAGCTCTCCAAAGAAGACCGTGCGGAGATTATCCGCAGAGTACAACGAGGAGAGAAGATCCGTTTCTAACCGCATCTTATCTCCTCTCACGAAAATGAAAAGGAGATAACAACCATGAAAAACTATTTGATTAACCTGCAGTTGTTTGCTAACACTGTACAGACCACTCTGTTGGACGGCCTGTCCGCAGAAATGAAGACCTTCTACGATATGACCCTGATCGATGAGGCACAGGCTGCCCTCGTTCACGACCAGTTCGGCCAGAAGCGTCCTATTCCCAAGAACGGCGGTAAGACCATCGAGTTCCGTAAGTTTGCCGCACTGACCAAGGCACTGACTCCCCTGACCGAAGGTGTGACTCCTGATGGCAAGGGCCTGACTGTCAGCACCATCACCGCAACTGTCAACCAGTACGGTGACTACATCACTCAGTCTGATGTACTGGAGCTGACCTCTCTGGACAACACCATCCTGGAAGCCACCAAGCTGTTGGGCCGTCAGGCAGGTCTGACTCTGGACACCATCGTCCGCAATGTGATGCAGTCCGGCACCAATGTCACCTACTGCCCCAAGGTAGCAGATGGCGTGGAGACCGCTGTCACCTCTCGTGCAGCTCTGGATAATACCTGTCAGCTCACCGTTAAGGTCCTGCAGCAGGTTGTTGCCAAGCTGAGAGCACAGAACGCTCCTACCATCGGCGGCAAGTATGTTGCCATCATCCATCCGTATGTTGCATATGACCTGATGCGTGATCCTGAATGGATCGATGCTCACAAGTATGCTAAGCCTGATAACCTGTACGAAGGCGAAATCGGTGAAGTTGCCGGTGTTCGTTTCGTGCAGACCTCCGAGGCCAAGATCTACGAAGGCGGTGTCTTCGGTACTCTGGTCTTCGGTGAGGGCGCATACGGTGTTACCGAGATCACCGGTGGTGGTTTGCAGACCATCGTCAAGCAGAAGGGTTCTGCCGGTACCGCTGATCCCCTGGATCAGAGAAGCTCCGTGGGCTGGAAGGCCATCAAGACTGCCGAGTTGCTGATTCCTCAGTACCTCGTCCGTGTTGAGTCCAAGTCTGCAACCTTCTCCGATACCGCAACCGCTAACTAAACCTATGAAGGGGGAGGGGTCTTCCCCTCTCCCTTCTCCACTTTAAGGAGGAAATAACTATGGCAGAAGAAAAGAAGACCACAGCTCCCAAGGAGAAGATGGTAAAAATCCGCATCCCCAGAACCAAGGCAGACCAGGAGGATGTATTCGTATCCGTGAATAACAACACCTACGCCATCAAAAGAGGCGTGGAGGTAGAAGTTCCGGACTTTGTGGCTGAAGTAATTCGCCATCAGGAAGAGATGTTGGAGACCATCATGCTCTTCGATGAGGCCCATAAGAAGGGTGAATAAATGGCAAGGGAAGCATCACGCTTCCCTTTCTTTGAACAGGGGGAATACCAATGAAAATCATTGAGGCTATCTATAGAATCGATTCCCTGAAGCACAACACCTATTCCCAGAGTGACAAGGTGGCATGGCTGTCCCGGCTAGATGAAATGGTGAAGAAGAATATCATCGATACCCACGAGGGTGAGGTGACATTCATAGGCTACGATGACGGCACAGACCTTCAGACGGAGCTTCTCATCCCAGCACCCTATGACGAGGTGTATCTGCGGTGGATGGAGGCTCAGATCGATTACCACAACGGCGAGTACGACAAGTACAACAACGCCATCGATATGTATAACACAGCCTACGAAGGCTATCAAAACTACTATAACAGGACTCATATGCCCAAGGGCAAGAAGTTCAAATTCTTTTAAGGAGGGGATGGGATGAAATATCCGAAACTGAGAGTGCTGGAGTCTTCCAGACAGATGGTGGATACCTTTAAAGGCTATAACCACAATCTGCGAATCGGCGATGGGGAATTCTTCGATATGAAGAATATGACCTCCGACCACTATCCCGTCCTCTCCCCAAGAGGCAAAAGAGGCGTTTACGCCTCCCCTGACAGGCCCACAGGGCTGATTGCCAAGGATGCTTTGTGCTATGTAGATGGCAGTAAGTTTGTCATCAACGAGTATGAGATCGATATGGGGCTAAACGATGAGCCAAAGCAGCTCATTTCTATGGGTGCTTATGTCATTATTATGCCGGATATGAAGTGGGTCAACACCATTGACCACGAGTGGGGGTCTATCGATGCACACTTCGATAACAAGGAGTCGGGGCTGGATGTGTCATTCTCTCTGTGTACCATTGACGGTGCCGACTATGATGTGAAGTTTATCCAAGTTGACGAGCCTAAGGAAGAGGAATACCCGGACCTTGAGAATCTTGACCTGTGGATTAACACAAGCAGCAAGCCACACACGCTGAACCAATACTCCAAGTCCAGCAAAACATGGGTACAGGTTCCTACCACATATGTCAAAATATCCTGTCAAGGCATCGGCGCTAATTTTGAACTGTACGATGGCGTGACCATCTCCGGCATCACGGCAGAAGAACTTCAGGATCTGAATGCAACCCATGCTATTTGGGCAAAGGACGATAACTACATCGTGGTGATTGGCCTTTTGGATGCAATCACCAGTCAAGGTGTGGGTGAGGGCGTTATTTCTGTGGACAGAAAGATGCCGAGCGTGGATTACATTATCGAGTCAGGAAACCGCCTGTGGGGCTGTAAGTACGGCGTTGCGAACAACGGAGAAGTGGTCAACGAAATCTATGCATCCAAACTGGGTGACTTCAAGAACTGGAACTGCCTTATGGGATTGTCCACAGACTCCTATACCGCTTCCTGCGGTACGGATGGACAATTCACAGGCGCAATCACCCACCTAGGCTATCCCCTATTCTTTAAGGAAAACTATGTTCACAAGGTATACGGAAATTACCCTGCGAACTTCCAAATACAGACCACAGCCTGCCGAGGGGTGCAGAAGGACTGCCATAAGAGTATGGCCATTGTAAACGAGACACTGTTCTACAAGGCGAGGAGCGGTGTCTGTGCCTACGATGGGTCTTTACCTACCGAGGTGTCCTATGCATTAGGTAACGAGGCATACGGCGATGCTGTGGGTGGCTCACACGGAAATAAGTACTACATTTCTGTGAAGGATGTCAGCGGTGAGCGGCATCTGTTCGTCTATGACGTTTCCAAGGGTATGTGGCACAAGGAGGATGACCTTCAGGTAGATTCATTCTGTTCCTGCCGTGGAGAGTTGTATGCCATCAGCAATGGCAAGATCATCACGATGCTTGGCACTGGCACAAAGGACACAGAAGACGTGGAATGGATGGTGCAGACAGGAGAAATCGGCATAACATCCCCAGATATGAAGTACATTTCCAGAATTACTCTGAGAATGTCTATGGATATCGGTGCAGAGGTGAGGATCTATGCCCAGTATGACTTCAACGAGGATTGGGAGCGCCAGTGTGTACTCACAAGCACGAACCTTCGTAGTTTCTCTATTCCTATTAGACCCAAGCGCTGCGACCATATGAAGCTCCGCATCGAGGGTATGGGTAATGCAAAGATCTATTCCATCACCAAAACCATTGAGCAAGGAAGTGAGTTGTCATGAGCATAGATATCCGATTTCCTAATATCACAGCTCCTACCGATGCTGGTAAACTCCAACAACTACAGAGTTATATGCGCCAACTCGTGGAGCAACTCAACTGGGCATTAAACAACATTGACATCACAGTCGGTGAGAATAATGCAAACCCGGTAAAGATCAACTCAGCCGCGGCCGCCACCAAGGATGACCCCATCAGCAACTTCAACAGCATCAAGGGCCTTATCATCAAGTCCGCTGACATTGTCAATGCATACTACGAGGAGATTAATAACCTCATTAAACTCAGCGGTGAATATGTGGCACAAAGTGATTTTGGCACATTTCAGGAGGGTACGTTAAACGAGATCTCTGCCACAAATCAAAAGATTCAGCAGGATTTGGTTAGCAAGCAGACCATTTTCGATGAGAACGGATATATAAAGAAAGAGCTTATGGTCAATGGCCATATATATTCCGGCATCATCGAGTATGCCAAAAGCGGAGAGGCCATCATAGGCATTGAGATAGGACAAACCACTTCGGACGAAAATGGCACCGAGACCTTTAAAAAGTTTGCAAGGTTTACCGCAGACATGCTGGCCTTCTATGATCCAAAGGCTTCTTCTAAAGATGAGCCTATTGCATATATCAGCGGATACAATCTGCACATAACCAATGTGAACATAAAAGGAAACTTCAGGGAAGGTGGCTATATGGACATCATCGATGCTGACGGCGGCATAGTTACAAAGTGGGCAGGAGGTGCGTAAATGACTACGCTTAACAGTGCATATCAATACATCGGCAGGTCTTCCGTTATGACTTCGACCGATGGCAGCCTATCATATTATCTGTTGCTTTATGCCAAAACCGCACCCAACCAAGCAACTGGTATTCATACTGTAACGATCAAGTCTGTTTTGGCATCCACGACAACCAATGCGACCTACTTTTTCTACACGCAAGCACATAACGGAAAAATAAACGGAGCAAATGCTTTTTCAGGAACAGACAAACCATCAGACCCCTGGGAACTTTCCAATTTTACCGCAGGTGGAGTTACCTATAAAACAGGCACATTGCTTGGCGAGGGCAGTGTCAATGTGGACTGCACCAACGGACAGGCAAACGATATTAATATATCTTGCTATTATGCCTTTAACGACACAGCAGATAGTTACACTCCGGCGAAGGGAACAAATAGAACCGTTAGTGTTACAGTAACACTTCCGATGATTGCCAGTGCATCTACTATCACAACGGCAGCAGATGTAACACTTGGGAACAACTGTAGTGTGACTTGGACACCGAAGTCGGCATCCTTCCGCTACAGACTGAAGTTTGAGATTGGAGGTTGGAGTAGTGGTCTTACCGGGATAATCCACCCCAACAGAACCAGTGCTTACCCCTACAACGGATATCGCATCCCTATTGATGTGGCAAATCAATTCAAAACGAGAACAGGCACGATGACAGTCACGCTGTACACCTATTCGGACAGCAATGCTACTGTCGCAGTCGGATCGCCAGATTCCAAGACATTCACCGTTACTGTTCCTGATACTGCGGCAACTAAGCCTACGGTAAGTATGGTCCTTGCCCCTCTCAGCACACTCGGCGCACCGTTTAACGGTCTGTACCTCCAAAGTAAAACCAGAGTGTCGGCTACGCTGAATGCCGAAACCAAGTATGGTGCAGATATTAAGACATCAAGCATCACTGTGGAAGGCACCGCCTATGGCTATCCATATAAGTCTGGCCTCTTAGCGCAAGTAGGAACCCAGACCATTAGAGGCTCTGTGATGGACTCCAGAGACCACGAAGGGTTCTACGAAAGCAAGATAACCGTAATCCCCTACAGCAAGCCTAAGATACAGGCTGTGTCCGGGGAGAACAATGTCGTAGCCGCAAGGTGCGGTGAGGACGGCAAACTGGACAGTTCCGGCAAATATTTGCAGATCAAGGCGCAGATAGCCTATGAAAAGGTCATAGCCAACGGTGTGCAGAACAACTTCGGCA